AAGAGATCGGAAAATTAAGTCATGAATTTAACTGGTTAGTAAATTGGTATAAAGAACCAGAAGACGGTACCCCTAAGATTCTACATTTTACTGAGGGAGGGCCTTGGCTAGATAAATACAATAAAGAACAATATGCAGATATCTGGTTTAATGAATTAGATTTGTATAATAAGGATAAAAAATGAATAATGTAGTTATATGGTCAAAAGATACCTGTGTGTATTGTGACATGGCTAAGAGACTTCTAATTAAAAAAGAAATAGTTTTTGAAGAGAAAAAAATAGGACACGGTTATGAGAAGGAAGATCTTTTAAAAGACATACCAAATGCACGAACTGTACCTCAAATAATAATTGACGGTGAGATAATAGGTGGTTATAATGAGCTTAATAAATATTTAAACAAAGGAATTTAATGCCTAACGGAAATGGAAAAACCCACTTAAAAAGAGTTAGAATTGATGATTTACTTACGTTTCAACCTATAACAGAAAACCAAACTTTAACTTATGATGCGTATAAAAATAATAAACACTTGTTACTTCATGGTATAGCTGGTACAGGAAAAACATTTTTAAGTTTATATCTTGCGTTAGAAGATGTTTTAGATCCTTCAACTGTGTACGATGATGTTTTTATAGTAAGATCTGTAGTATCAACTAGAGACATAGGCTTTTTACCAGGCGATGAGCAAGAAAAAGTTTCTATTTATGAGGCTCCTTACAGATCAATATGTAGAGAACTTTTTGGGTTAAAAGATTCGTATGACTCTTTGAAACAACAAAATAATGTAAAGTTTATGAGCACTTCTTTTATTAGAGGAATTACTATTAATAATGCAGTTGTTATAGTTGATGAGTGTCAAAATTTAAATTTTCACGAACTTGATAGTATTATAACACGGATAGGCAAAAATAGTAAAATTATATTCTGCGGTGATTATACCCAGTCAGATTTAACTCGTGAAGTTGATAAGCGAGGAATAATGAACTTTATGAAAATCTTAAAAGAGCTTCCAGAGTTTACAACAGTTGAATTTGGTATTAATGATATTGTAAGAAGTGATTTTTTAAAATCATATATTATAGCTAAGTATAAACTAGGCTACTAAGGAGAGAGAAAATGTCAGGAAATGTTTGGTCATGTGCTGATTATGAAATTTTAAGAGTTGAACAAAAAAATGATTATACAGAGTATAAAGTTACTCTGCAAAGACTCCCAGAAAGTAATTATGCACAATATACTGTATACTTGGTGCCTATTAATCAAGCAGATGAAAATGATGTAATTCATTTTCCTGCTAATTTACCATTAGATAGTTTTGTAGCTAATGTTGTGCCAAGTGTTAATACATACATAGCAGCAATAGATGCAGTATCCTATACTACTATTACATAAGAGGTTAATATGTTTTTTAGATCAATAAATTTAGACTATGATTACTCTTTTTTTATAAAACAAGACCACGTAAAAACGGGTAAGCACTCATGTATAGCTCATCAACAAACTGATAATCCTAAGCTTTATTCAGAGTTAGGAGGCATTCCTGAATCTTATTGTCTTGAAAACACTACTATTTATCAACTATGGTATGATGACGATAAACTAAAAAAAGATTTAGGAAATATGTTAAATATAGATGTAGTTTCAATTTCTACTATAATGCAACCTTGTGGATCCTCAATACCTATACATACGGATCATTTCCATAAAATTCGTTTAGAATTTCCTAACGATACACGAACTAAAGTTAGAGTTAATATATTTTTAGAAGACTGGGAGCCAGGTCATCACTTACAATACAAAGTTGACGATGACTGGAAAATAAGTACTCATTGGAAAGCTGGAGAGGGGTTAATGTGGGATAGTGCAATAGAGCATTTATCAGGTAACTCTGGTATGTCGCCAAAGCATACTTTACAAATTTCCGGCTTCTTAAATGAATAAAAATCTTTTAAATAACTTTAATAATAACACACTTAACTTTGATAAGAATAGATACCCATTTGATAGCTGGGTTTTAAATGTTATAAAAGAAGACTACCCACTTCTTGATACCTTAGAAAATACCCATCTTTTTGTACTACCTATAGATTTAGCGCAAATTACGGATAAAGTTCAAAAGTCTTTTGGATCTTATGAAGTTTCAAAGTTATTTGATGAATTTGCCGAAGAGTATATTGCGCCTTTAATTGAGAGTGAATATCTAATAAAAAGATATGCAACACTAAATTTAGTTGTTCCTAACCAATTTGAACTAGGTAGAAAACTGTATTTTCATCAAGGTATTTTTTATGCAAACGGAGTCGGTCAAGGAACCATTTGGACTGCTCTAACAAAATGTTATGACTCAAATTCTATGTGGGTTGTAGACCGTAATAATTCAAAACACATAACTTCAGTAGCATTAGAAAATAATTTATCTCAAGAAGATTTTGAAAGTATGATACTTGATGTTGCATATCCTGTAAATATCGAAACTGGACAAGCGCATTTATTTCACCAAGAAATATTACACGGAAATATAAATAATATTACCAACAGTACCCGAATGAGTATTGATTGGCATATCTTGCTTAAAGGGGAAGAATATAATCAAAGAGTTCCTGGTGGATTCTTTAGAATGGCTAATGACTACAACCATACAGACATTTCTTTAAAAGACCCAATTATCTATATATCAAATAACTCATCATATGATAAAAATATTCCTACCCAAATGCAAGCGTCTTATATACTTTCTTTTTTAGAAAAAAATAATGTTAAACATGTGTCTCGTGCTTGGGAGAACGAAGGATTAACTCACCTACCTATTTTTAGAGATTTAATATCAAAAACACAAGACATAGTTGTGTTAAGTATTTATACATTAACCGATGATGATTTAATCGATAAAATTATGGATAGCGGGTTGAAAGTATACTTTGTAAATGAAATGTTAATATTGCCTGATGATTACAAAAAAATTAAATACTATAAGTCATTTGGAAAAGCAACATGAGCAAAAGATACACTAATCTACCAGATAATAAAGATAAGCCATTTGGTGGAGCTTACAGCATATACGATCAAGAAACTTGCGGTGTAAGAGACTCTTTAATAAGTTCTTTTACCCTAAAAAATTTTTATGATAAAGAAAAGGCTGAAAAAATAAAAAAAGAATACATTGAAACTTACAAAAAGTGGATGTTTTCTAGTCATAATATAAACGGTTGCGACAAATATAAGTTTGGATGCTTTACTAACGGGACGAGAGAGTCTTTCAGTTCTTATTACTTAAGATATTTACCTACTAAACGTTTAAGGATTGCAAAAGGCGAATACTTTTTTCATCAAATGTTGAAGGGTATATACTCTGACTATGTAAAATTTGCGTGGATCGATGACGAACCTATAAAAAAAGGAGATTTTGTACTTATTAGCGTGCCCTTTTCTGATACAGGAAATACACCTAATTATTTAGAGTCAATGTTAGATATATGTGATGACCTAGAAGTGCCTGTTATGATTGATCTAGCCTATATAAACATCTCTAAAGGATTAACTTTTAATCTAGATCATAAGTGTATAAAATATATTGTTTCTTCACTTTCAAAAGTTTTTCCTGTTGAGAATTTTAGAATTGGTATAAGACTTCAAAAGGAAATTTTTGAAGATCAGCTGACCGTCGTTAATGAGCTATATTATAACTACATAAATTTACTCAGTGCAAGACTAGGGACGGGGTTAATGAGTACTTTTCGTGCTGATTATATTTTTAATAAATATAAAGATAAACAAAGAGATGCATGTGCTAAACTAGATCTTAGCATGTCAAGCTGCGTGTATTTTGGTTTAGACTATAAAAATAAATACAACGATTATAATAGAGGTACTAGCTCAAATAGACTTTGCTTTACAAGAATATGGGATGAAAGATTTAAATATGAGTTGTAATAATGACTGGGACGATTTAAAAGAGATAATAGTAGGAGTGGCAGATTATGCTAACATACCTGACCCCAATATATCAATACTAAAATGTCAATTTCCTGAATATGAAGAATCATATGTAAAACAATTTACAGGTTTTTATCCAGAACAAATTATAGACGAACAGAATGAAGATCTAGAAACTTTAAGTATAACGCTTAAAAATCTAGGAGTCATTGTTCACAGACCTGATACAAAATATGCAGAAAGTGAGATAATTTCACCTACATGGAGAGGTAAAAACTGGCATTATCACTGCCCAAGAGATCTGACACTCATGATAGGAAAAAATATTATTGAGACACCTTCTCCGTTATGGAATAGACAATTTGAAACTTTGGCATACAGAGATATTTTTTATAAATTGTTTAATGAAGGTTATAATTGGGTTAAAGCTCCTACACCGATATTAACTGAGGATAATTATAAAGATGATACAAAAGGGATACCTTCCTTAAATAATAATGAAATATTATTTGAAGCTGCTAACTGTGTAAGAGTCAATAATGATATACTTTATCAGGTAAGTAATACAGGCAATTCACTAGGTGCAAAATGGTTACAAAGAATTTTAGGAGAAAAATATACTGTGCATGAAGCCAAAAATTTGTACTCATATGCGCACTTAGATAGTACTATAATTCCTTTAAGAGAAGGTCTAGTTCTTTATAATGCCTCAAGAGTTACAGAAGAAAACGAACCAGAAATATTTAAGTCGTGGGATAAAGTATGGATCGATGAGTGTGTATCAAAAAATAAGTCATATGATCTTCCTTGGGGCGCTAGTGCGTGGATAGGTTTAAATTTACTAAGTGTAAACGAGAAACTAGCTATAGTAGATAAAAAACAAACTCAAGTAATTGAGAAACTTAAAAAATACGATATTGAAGTAATTCCTTTAGAACTGAGGCACGACAGGATTATTAGCGGAGGATTTCACTGCGTTACTCTTGACTTAAAAAGAACAAAATAATGAACTTTGTATTTGATCATTTTAACGGTGATGATCCTATACCCAATGGTATAGAAACAGGACTTAGAAATTTATATGTTAACGATAAACGTAAATTTACTAAGAGTTCTTATATAAGGTTTCCCAGAGTAACAAACTTTTTAAAGGATAAAAAGTTTTCAAAGCTAGATACGAAAAGTAAAGGACTATACCTTATACAAATTTATTGGCCAGAGGTTGTTCATCCTACTATTTTAAATTATATATTTAATGTGTGTATAAGCCCTTTAGCTTTAGAAAAAATAAAAAAAAATGAGCTAAAACTTGTACTCTTTATAGATGAAGAACAATTTTTTAAAAAAAATTTTTATGACCTTTACGATTTTTTAAATAGAACTTTTAACGACTTTACGATTTATTCACTTTTCAAACCAGAAAATGATGATAAGGTGCTTCAAGAAAGGGTAAGACACTCCTTTACTCATGAAGTATATCTACAAGGAGATAAAAATTTTTGGTTTGCTGATCGATTAACTAATAATATTTTAACTAAAAAATTAAAATTTAATGTATTAGGTAGTTCTAGACGCCATAACCTTGATTTTAGAGTATTTTTTATAAACATGTTACTTTCTAACAATTTTCACAAAAATGCTATGATCACATTTGACCGTCATAAGCCTTTCACTCTTGATTTCACAAAAAATTCAAATATTCTTAGAAAGCAGCAAAAACAAATTGATGAATTTGATACTAAATTATATGATAATTGTTTTCTCAACTGTGATATAAGTAATATTGCTGAACTTACTGATATTTCCTTAGTATTTGGGGCTTATTTAGATAATACTATTTGTGAATTTCCTTTTGTTTGTGAAAAGTTTTTAAGACCTGTTTCTGTAAAATTACCTTTTATTTACTTAGGTCAATATCATAGTTTAAAGTATATAAAAAGTAGGGGATATAAAACATTTCATCCCTATATTAATGAATCTTATGATAATATAGAAGATAATGATAAAAGAATGGTAATGGTAATAAAAGAGACGCTTAGAATCTCAAATTTGAAGGATCACGAATATGATAATTTAGTTAAAAATTTAGAACCAATAGCTGAACACAACTATAACGTATTTCTAAATAGAGTTAAGTATGAAAAAAAGTATTTAGAGTCTTTATGCGATGCTTAATAGTAATAGTTCAAAAACATTCTTTTTTGATAAAGTTGAAAACGGCACAGTCATTCCTAACGGATTGGTAAGTAGTAAACTTATTGATATATATTTAAATGATTTTAGAAGGTATAAAGACCACTACCCTTTACGAACTCCGCACTTCTTCGAAATGTTTTCTCTAAGGTATGAAATTCTTTCAGAAAAAAGTAAAGGAGTATATGCAATAGAGATACATAACTCAAGTATCTTAACTGAGTGTTTTTGTAACTACTTAGTTGAAGAATGTATATCGGACCTTGCTAAGAAAAAAATAATTAATAAAGATCTAAAATTACTGATATATGTATATTTAGAGGGTTGTAGAGAGCATGAATTTTATGCTCTTTACAATGCTTTATGTAGAGCAAAACTAGATAACTTCTTGATTTACACTATTTTTTTACCACTAGAGTATAAAAATAATGATTATATGCAAAAAAGAGTAAAATTATCATATTTTACAGAGGTACATATGTATGTAAAATATAATGTTATTTGGAGAGGTCCGTATGATAATATAAATCTTGATAACCATAAAAATTTAAGAGGCTATGCATTAGCTTATTCAAAGCGTCATAATTATGATTTTAAACTTGTTGCTTTTTATTACTTGATAAAAAAACAACTACATGAATACTGTCTTTTATCTAATAATAAAAACGCACCTGTTAGGCATCTCTCAGATTCCGAATATTTTAATAATATAATTAAAAATAAAGATTTTTTTACAACTATAGAACAAAACACGTACTCAAAACTTAATCATGATGATCTTATGAATCTAGATCTAAATTTAGTATTAGAGTGTTACTTAGATGATTATAATATACCTTACCCTTTTATTACTGAAAAAACTTTTAGACCCATAGCATTTAAACAATTATTTGTAATTATTGGACAGAAACATTCATTAAAAAAACTAAGAGAGAAAGGTTATAAGACTTTTAGCCCTAATATAGATGAGAGCTATGACGATATTGAAAATAACGATCTCAGACTAACTAAAGTATTGTTAGAATTTGAAAGATTGTTACTAATGCCAGAAAAAGATTTTATATTATTAAAAAATGATCTCAAAGATATTATAAACTTTAACTATGAACATTTTATTAAAAATTGTAAAGAATCAATAGAGGAACTAAATGGTAATATTATATGATAACGTGATAAATAATATCCCTATCCCTAACGGAGTTTCGGACCAAAAACTAATCGATGTATATTTGAACGATGAAAAAAAATATTACAAATACAGTTGCCTCAGATCTTTAAATAAGATAAATTTTAGGTATGAAAAATTAGAGAAAAATTCTACAGGAATATACCCTATATCTCTTTATATAGAGCATAAGTATACAATTAATATATCTTTTTTAAGAGCCTTGATAAAATTAGAAATCTCAGACTTGGCATATAATAAAATTATTAACAATGAAATTAGTCTTGTAGTAGTCGTTGAAAAAGAGCCTGAAGATTACAACCCTAATCTAGATATTTACACTATTCTAAGAGAAAATTTTGAAAATTTTTTAATACACACTAAAAATAAAAATGAAATAAGTAAGGAAATGCAAAAACATTTCAAGATCGAGTAGGAGTAACTCATTAAAAACAAAAGTAAAGCAAAAGGCACAGCTTATGAGCAAAAAATTGCCACTAAACTTAGTAATGAGTTAGGAAAAGAATTTAGGAGAGTTCCTCTCTCTGGTGCAATAGATTATTTAAAAGGAGATATCTGGGTTCCTTCTGATACTGCTTGGTGGCCCTATTGTATTGAAGCAAAGCACTATAAAGATCTACAATGGAATAATCTGCTAACCTCTAAAACTACTGATATACTTAACTTCTGGAAACAAACTTTAAGAGAAGCAGAAGTAATGGAAAAAAAACCATTACTTATTTTTAGATGGAATAGATCAAAAGATTTTATTGGTTATGTAGATGAGTTTGAGGACATACCTTATATAAAAATAAAATCGTTTGGATATAAGTTTAGAGTATCATTATTGGAGGATTGGATAATTGCCTTTAAAAGAGAACTTCTGCAGTAGACCGTTTAACGAGCTTCATATAGAGGAAGATGGTAAAGTAACTCCTTGCTGCGTGATGCCTTCTAATAGATTTTACTTTGGAGAAGACCTTAAAGAATATGTTCGCAGTGATAAGCTAAAAGAAATAAAAAAAGCTTTCATGAAAGGTGAGCACCACCCCTACTGTGAGTACTGTTGGGAGTCGGAAAAACTAGGTATTCAATCTCATAGAAAGAAAGACACATCAGACTTAAAGAATACCAAATATATTCATCTTAGGCTTAATAATGTTTGTAATTTCAAGTGTAGAATGTGCAATCCAAATTTTTCTTCTACATGGGAAGTAGAAAACCGTAAACATAAATATTTTCAACAATCAACAGATTTAAAAAAAGATATATTTGATGATAGTGATTACTTATTTGAATTTTTAAAGAGAAATATATCTGAAGGGGTTTTACAAAACATAAACATTTCTGGTGGAGAACCTCTTATAACTGATGCCCACTATAAGCTACTTAAATTTTTGATTGATAACCAACTTACTAACATTCACTTATCATATTCTACAAATCTTTCTAATCTTACATATAAAAATCATGATTTAATCTCTATGTGGAAAACTTTCGATAGAGTATTATTAGACGCAAGTTGTGACGGCTGGGGACCTACAGTAGAGTACTCTCGAACAGGTTTTAATACTAATATTTTTAAAAGTAATTTAATCAAGGCTTTAAAACATGTTAATGTTATGATTAACTGCGTTGTGAATGTGTACAGTGTTTGGACTTTGCCGTCTTTACACAAATTAGCAAAAAAACTTAATATAAAAGTCAGTTATTCACCTCTATACTACCCTGAGTTTTTAAACCCACAAAGATTAAGTTCAGAGCATAAATACTATTTAAAAAATTTATATGAAAATATACCAGAGTTGGAAAATGTGTATTTAAAACACATACAAACAGATCTTCCTCAAATGTATAGCAAATTGATTGAATATAATTTATTACTAGATAAATACAGAAATACAGACTTTTTCAAAACTTTTCCGATGTTTAAGGCTTATAAATGATAATTTTAGCAAACGGATGCTCTCATGCTTCTGGAGCAGAACTTGACGAAAGCAATACTGATTATTGCTACGAAAAAGCTTGGCCTAAGTATTTAGCTGATCTTTTAAAGTTTAAAAATGTAAATTTAGCAAGATCAGGCGCTAGTAATGATAGAATTTTAAGAACTACATATTCTTGGGTTAGTAATTATCTGTCAGCAAGAAAAAATCCTGCAAATCTTTTTGTTGTGATTTTGTGGTCAGGAGTACATAGAACAGAGATTGCCACCGATTTTCAAGAAAACAATCAATACTTTGACAATGGTTGGTTACCATTAATTATAGGTAATGATGAGCGGTATAAAAAGTATTTTGATAAAGAAACTTATATGTTTTACAAATTGTGGGTTATGAAAAGTTGTAATAGATATAATCATACTAAATTTTATATGAATGTACTAGGCATGCAATTTTTTCTTAAATCTTTAGGAATCAAATACTTATTTTGGAATACCACTGTACCCTTGATAGATACACCACCAGAAATGAAAACTTTCTATAACTTAGTAGATAAAAAGTATTACCCCTTTGCAACGATGGGGAAAAATAACTATATGAGTATAGCTAAAAGAAGAAAGTGGAAAATATCTGAAATATCTTTACGAGGAGAGTTTAAATCTCATTATGATGAAGATGCTCAAATTGAATTTGCAAATTATCTACATAAATTAATATTAGATCATAAACTGTTAGAGTAAAAACTGCGTAAAAATAGTTGCCTACTTCTTAAATCATTGATATTATATCTTATAAATAACAGGAGATATCAATGTCTAATACTAAATCTTGGAATGATCTAGCTGATCTACAACAGCCAGATTATTCGTCATATAACAATCTACTAATTATTGACGCTAATAACCTTTCTTATCGCTGGCTTCAAAGACCGAACTATGGTTCTTTTGGTACAGACTTCATCCGAACAATTCAATCTCTATCTAAATCTTATGAGGCAACCCGTACAATAGTATGTTTTGATTTTGGTAAAAGTTATTATCGAATGGATATGCACGAAGAGTATAAAGGTACTCGTAAAAAACCTCAAGATGAGGAAGAAATAAAAAAATATGAAGACTTTTTTGCTGTTTTAAACTCTCTTCCTGACGAGCTTGATGAAGAAGTATTAAAATTCAGAGGTGTTGAGGCTGACG